GGGAAATAGTTACCGGTTGAAAATACAATTATTGAAATAGGAGGCTAACTTGGGCTACAGCCTAAATCCACAAGACAACCGAACCCGGCGGCGGGGCGATCCGGAACAACAGCTCCAAGAGTTCTTCGTTGCCTGGCTTTGGCAAAATAATATTCTTCACTGTGCTATTCCCGGCGGCATGAGGACAAATATCGGCACGGCTATGAAAATGAAACGCGCCGGATACCGTAAAGGTTTCCCGGATATGATTATTCCAGTTGCTCGCCATGATTACCACGGTTTGTTTGTAGAATTAAAATGCCGGACTTATCCGACACCGGAACAAAACGAATGGCACAGGATTTTGAAAGAGAATGGCTATGAGGTAATTATCAATCCGGCGAAGTTGGATTTTTATGGGGCGTTAGGTTATTTGATAGCCAAGACTGAGGCGTATTTGGGGGATTCATGCTAATCCTTCTCTGCGTCCTCGCAGTTTTTCTCATCATCATCGCCCTCTTCGCCTGGGACTGGCACACCATGAACAAGAATGAGCCAAAGGGGTTTGGGGATGATTAAAGCCCTTGAGATTATACTTTGTATTATCCTCGCGCCATATTTGGCGATTGTAATAATGATTATGGCGCTTTTTATTATTGTTCTTATTGATAGATATATTTTTAAAAATGAAACGAATTATTGACAGTATATTTAGCCCCCGCGTTCTGAAGGGAAGGAAATGCCCTGTTATGTACAATAAATCCCGAAGAAGAGCCGTTCATACTTGTCTTAGAGAAAATGGGTAAAATCCCGGCGGGGGCTGGTATTCTTGTCCGCCGTTGCGGTTATGGCGCGGATATTTATGATGCGGGTATGATTGAAATTTTTTTATGGAGCATGATTTTATTTTTTCTCTTAGTCGCCATGCTTTATTTTTGGAGAGAATGGGCGAGAAAAAAAGGGAGGCATAAATGAAATATATCTGTCCTATGGCAAAAACAAAAGAATGTACGGTTATATGCGTTGGGGGGCATAATGTTCCGCACAGAAAAAGCAAATGCGCGGTAAAGAAAAATGCGTATGGATGCCCGGTGTGCGTTCCGGTAAAGAAAAGGGAGGCGTGATGGTAAATAAGGCGTGGAAAACTTTTGCGATAGCATTGCTGGCGGCATTGATAAGCGTGGGGTGTGTGGGGTGGATAGGAAACAAGACAGAACCGAAGCAAATAGTGGTGATTGATACTACAGAATTAGAAGCCAAGATAAACGCTTTAAATACACAAGTAGAAATTATGTGCATGGAAATTTTAGAAACAAAAAATAAAATGAGTATATCAAAAAAACAAAAGGAGGGTAATAAGTGAAAATCCAATTTTACGCTGATTTACACAGCCAAATCAGGGATGATGAGGATGCGATTACCATGGAACTAAAATGTTCTGCCACAGAATTTAACAAAGTGGTGAACATACCTACAAGGACGCTTTTACTGGTTACTATTGAAACGGATGTAGAAGTAAATAAATAAAAACCTTCTTTAATGCGAAAAAACCTGGATTATTATGCCCGCTGGGCTGAGTTTACAGATTTTATCCGTAGATTGTCTAAATTTGGAATCAAACTCTCAAATAAAGAAGTGCGTTATCTATGGTTTCGGTGCAACAACCTGTCAATCCGGGCGATTATAAAGCTGGAAGAGCGCAACTTCTCCAGGCAAGCGGTGAGTTATATCATTTGCAGGGCATTGAAGAAAATCAAGGATAAGATAGATAAATAATAATTTTTTTATCGTCGCTATTCAACTATTGAACAAAATAATACTTTACATTGACAAAACCATAGTACATACTTCTTGCAAGTAAAGATTTGAGGCCCCTGAGGACAATATAATCAAATAATCATGGCATCACTGAGTATTCGGGGATGACCGTTAATACAAGAGCTTAGAGGGCCTCAATGAAATTTAAAAATATGGCATGGCTTGATAAAGAAACACTCCCCAAGTATAGAAGATATCCAAAGCGCAATTTTAAACAATTGCAAAAATCGCGCCGCAAGTTTCACAAACATATTGTAGTCAATCGATCTAAGCTTTATGCTTGGAGCGTAGAAAACCAAAAGAAAAACATTCCCGCCGAAATGAGATTTAAAGAGATTATGGATTCATTGGATATTAAATATCTCTATCAGCCTATCTGCAAGAAAAAGAATTTTATTCCTGATTTTGTTCTTGAATATCCTTATTTTATTGTGTTTGAAATTGACGGTAGTTATCATCAAACGGAAGATAAAAAACTTGATGATTTTTTTAGAGATAAATACTTTGGATTGCAGGGGTATAAAGTTGTTAGATTTGCTAATAGCCAGATTTTTAAAGATTTCAATGCGGTTAAACAAAAAGTTGGAGAAGTAGTAAAGTTTCAAAAACAACTTAACCGTAATGTAGTTTTCAAGGGAAATTTATTCTTTCAGCCTTCTGGTGGTATGATAAAACAGGCTAAAACGCCCCAGGATTCCGGTCATCTTGCCGTAACCGGAAATAATTAATAATGGCGCATTTTTGAGGCTCCATCTAAACATGATTCTCGGTTTTAAGCCTGTTCCATAACCGTTGTTCAACTGTTGAACATACTTAATGTCACGAACTGTTGACCCTGTAAAACTTCGCTTGTATAAAGTTTCTCGCCTTAAAGGTAAATCTAAAGAATTATCTCTTATTGATGCCGGTTGTTCTGTAAATACTGCTCATGCACAAAATAAATGCCTAAGGTTGGATAAAGTTGGAGATGCTGAAATTAAAGCATTGTTTGACAAAAAACAGATTACGGTCGATTTTGTACTTGAAAATATACAAGAAGTGAGAAGGTTAGCGAAAGAAAAACAAGATTATGCGACGGTGCTTCAATGTGATATTGCAATTGGCAAATACTTAGCAATGTTCACTGATAAGACGCAGAATAAAACAGAGATGCTCGTCACCGAGAAACAGACAGAGATAAATACCGAGGGTAACAGGCTTGTTCAATACTTGAACAGTGCTAAGCAATAATGGGTACTTACTCATAATCTTTGCAACAGTTAGCTGATTTTGTTAACATTTAACTACCACGTTCTATTTATAACATAGTGATATACAATAAGTTAGCAATAATAGAGCAAGTTAACCGTTTGTGCATTATAGGAAGTTGGTGCTTGAAACGTGGTGTATTTATCAGTTCTGTCACAGTTCGTTGATTGTAGGGCTTGGTAGTGCGAATTAGAGGCATCCCACAGCATGATGTTAGAGTTAACAGAGCAAGAATTAAAGTGGGTGCGTAAGATGCAAGAGGTGATTGATAAGGTGAGGGGTGATAGTGATAAGACCCCCACCCCACCGGATGAGTAATATACATTATCTTAATTCACCGTTCCCAGTGCGCATACTAAAATTTAAAATTTTAAATAATTTTCTCTGGTTTTACCGCAACGGTTACTTCCTACGATTTTTAAACCCGCATTTTATATACATAGATTTTTACAATATAGTATTCAGTAATTGGCATAGAAAGGGAGTATTAGGTTTTCTGAGTAGGTTATCGCGGAGGGTAGGATTCAGCAGGTTCATGTGTATGATGTACGGGTACAAAGTTTAAAAGGAGTGTCTATGCCATGCCACGGTAAGAAGAAAAAGAAAGTGAAGAAGTAGTTTAAAAACTCGCTTCTCGACGGAGAAGCAGGGAACCACAAATATTTAAAGAGGCAGTTTGGTGCCAAACCACCGGACTGCCTCTTTTTTTTGTGGATTAAAGGTCATGGTTAAATACGAGGATACGAAAGAGAATCTGGCGTTATTAAAAGTCGTCTACGGCGCAGGGACAAAGCTGGAGTTATATCCATTTTTAAAAGAGTGCCTCGGATATATTGACATGAACTCCGTCCATTACGACCTCTGTGAATTGTTGCAGTCAGACGGTTTATTCAAACTGATATTGATGCCCCGGTATTCATTCAAGTCCACCATCGTCACCGTCGGGTATGCGATATGGCGGTTGATGTCGGATTTGAACATGCGGATTCTTATATACTCCGACGCCTCAACTAAGGCTTCGGGGTTCTTGACGTCCATTAAGTCTCATTTAGAGGGCAAGGTTAAAGGTTCAAAATTCGCATTGGCTAATGACTGGGCGGGGGATGTTAAAAGCGGTAAGTGGAATGAGAGCCAGATTGTGATAAAAGCGCGGACGACGCAGTATCCTGAGCCGTCGGTGGATACCGGGGGAATAGAAACGAGCAAGGTCGGTATGCACTACGACTTAATTATATTTGACGATATTGTTTCCGACAAGAACGTGACGACGAAAGAGCAGATGGATAAGGTCGCGGAATGTTACTCGCGGGCGTTGTCGTTATTAAGGCCTGGCGGGGAAGTGATTATCGTCGGGACGCGGTGGCATTTCGGAGATTTATACGGCCGGATTATCGCCGAGAGCGAAGAAAAGAAGTTGTTTAAGCTCTTTATTATAGATGGTGAGGACGACAAAAAATACGGCAAATATTGTTTTAGTAATATCGGCAAGAACTCGCTCACCAAAGAGTTCTTAGGCCAGCAGAAGTTGCAGCAGGGGACGAGCATTTACTCATGTTTGTACCGTAATAATCCGACGGACGCAGAGGATGCGGCGTTTAAAGCGCGGGATTTCGCGTTCTACGGGGACATCAAATCCGAGGATTTATATATCACCTGCACCTGCGACCCTGCAGGAGAAGGCGAAGATTTTACCGCACTTTCCGTAGTAGGCACAGACTCGGATATGAACATGAATATTTTAGAGCTTGTGAATAAACATTTACAGCCGTCGGAGATTATAAACGAGGTTTTCCGGCTTCATTATAAATACGGTTTTAAGATGTTCGGGTTAGAGACAAACTTTTTCCGCGGGATGTTGAGGCTTGAGTTGGAACGCAGGATTAGGGAAGAACGGGATAAGAATGAAAAGTTCCGTATCTTCGGTGTGACTGAGTTTGAGGCGACGAGCCGGAGGGGACAGGGAAAAGCCAACCGCATTATGGCACTGCAACCTTATCACGAAAGAGGGGCGTTGAAGTTCCCCGGTAAGAAACTGGAATTATTAAACGGTGATTTCGCGGTGTTATCACTTCAGATGCTGCAGTTCCCCAATTCCGCACATGACGATTTATTGGACAGCATGGCTTATCACTTGAATTTAATCCGCCGGGGGGGCCTGGTAAAAAAAGCTGAATTGCCTAAAAACTCGCCCGCGGATTTGGAACGCAGGGCATATGACGAGGTAGTGCGTAAAAACAATATGCTCCCCCGGCGGTTCAGGAACAGGGTTGAACATAACTTGACATTTAGTTAAGGAGGATTTATGAAACGCAGAGAATCGAAGAAATTAAAAAAGGAGAAAGAGATGCCGAAGGAAAAATCCATAAAGAAACCCGAACCCATAAAATCTAAACCGGAACTCCACGGGATTACGCACGCCGTAAAAAATGTCATTGTTGACCCTAACACAAACATTATAAAAGAGGCAAGATGATACGCATAAGCCAGGAAGATATTTCCAAATGGCGCGTTGAGGTTGAACACGCCGAGAAGTTCCGCAAAGAACAGTTTGGCAACAATAAGAACACCGAACTTGCGGGGGCGGGGGAGAACATAGATTATTTTGAGAACGGCATCCCCGGCCGTTTGGCTGATGAATTGCGCGAGGGGTATTCCTCCCCGATGGCGTCAATCAATATCATGTACCCGATAGCAAAAAACGTCGTACCGACCCTTGTGTGGAAGAATCCTTATATCACCGCCATCCCGAAACAGCAGAAAGACTCCGTCTCCGCCCCTTATGCCGCGACGATACTTAACCATTATTACGAATTACTGGACATTAAATCCACGAACCGCCAGGTAGTATTTGACGCTTATGTCCTCGGTATGGGGGTTTGCAAGATAGGTTATACCACTAAATTTGGGACGGATATTCCTGATGAGGATTTAGAGAAGAACCGGGAGAAAGAAAAAACCAAAGGCATCTTAGAAAAACTCGGTCTTAAAAAACCGCAACCTGAACCCGATAAGAAAGAAAATGTGGATTTAAACGAGTTCATCCAGTCGGAGAACCCGTTTGTCACCTGGATAAATCCTTTTGATTTTGGCATTGACCCGATGGCGAACTCAATCCATAACGCAAGGT